AACCAATGACCAAGGCTTTAGTAAATATCCAAGTGCTTTAAATCCAGCAATACCAATTAATAATTGCCCTAATCCACCAAGTACTTCACCAAATCTGTCTAAACCTTTCTTATCGCTACTTCCAAATACCTTTGCGAATCCACTAAGAACAGCATCAGTAGACTTGTAAGCAATATTGAATGCCCATTTAAAAACTTTACCAAAAGACTTGACAAATACAGTCAATTTATCTGTATTCTTTGGATCTGCCATCCAACGAAGAACAGTTTGACCTATTACAAATCTACCAACAAAAGATATAATCCCTACGAATGGTCCAAATATTTTCTCTAACCAACTAAGTTGTTTTTTCTCCTTCTTAACAACTTCTTTGGCAATACCTTCCTTCTCATTTTTACCAAAAGACTCGGATCTTGTTTCAGACTTCTGATCTCTTCTATATCCTTCTCTTTTCCTTTTAAAATCGGATGACTTAGTTAGATACTTATTTTCGTATACAATAATATCACGTATTTGCTGTTGAGTCTTTCCTAGACCCTCCATCGCCATACCAATTCTATTAATTGCCAGCATAGTAACGCGGGCAGATTTGATTTGTGGTGTCATTCCACCAGTAATCTTTTTGCCGCCCGCGATGATTGTTGCTCCACCACCCCCCGCAGAGATAGATGATGGATTAACAAACTTATATGGTTTAATTGTGCTGGAAAACATTAGAGACTTGTCCTACCCTGTACTTCCTTTCGTTGTTCTTCATATTTCTGTCTTTGGTCCTCAAGATGACCAAGCAGTTTGTTCACATAGAAGTCTTTTTCCCACGGAATCATATTTTCTAAATCCGAATAAGACCACTTATGGTAATGAATTAATGCGAAATTTGTTTCCAAATGACTCTCTAAAGTTGCATGAAGTAGGGCTATGCGAAAAAACTTCCTAGACCTTCCAATTTAACAGTGCTTTTAACTCCTGTATTTGGATTTTCAACTTCAATGTCATACTCTAGTTTAGGCATATTAGCAAAGAACTCTTGTAATTTAATAAATTGATCACTCTTCATACTTTCAAGAAACTCTAAAATTTCTTTCTTGGTATATGTTTTAACATCTTGCACTTCCTCACCATCATAAACCTGTTCAATACAACTTACTGACAGATCAAAAATATTATCAACAGTAATCTCTTCCCCAGTGAAATTCAATTTAACAAACGTATCTAATGAAGGATACTTCATGATTAAACCAACATCATCAGTCAACTCAATTTTGGTGGAATGGTTCTCAGGCCAAGTTACTTCAATACTCTCAAGATCAATCTCAACTTCAACTTGAGTTTCATCATCGTCAGGGCAAGTAACCATAATCTTCGACATTTCGCCAATAGACTTGGAACGAATCTTCAAGAACAAATATTCAATATCAAATGTGGCAAGATCATCAACCTTACCTTTCAAATTTGTGCAGTTTTTAATGATAGTTTTAACTGCAGACATCATATCCTTTTCACCACCTAGTTGCATAGCAGTGAGAAGAAGTTTTTCTTCCTTGACTAAAAATGGACGATATTTAACAGGTTCTTTTGATGAAGGCAATTCCAATTCATATTCAGGAACCACTAATTTAGGTAAAGGCATAATTACTCCAATGTAATAATATCAATGAAATTATTTAGGCAAGAACTATCAGGGCTTCAACTTACCATCCTTTCCAGATGTAACTACTGTAGTTGAAGCAGTTGCTCCAGATGCAGTTGCTCCAGATGCAGCAGCAGATCCGAGAAGACCAGATGCAGTTACAGCAGCAGCAGTTCCAATACTGTCAACCACTTCAACGGCTCCTGTATTTCTTGGTTGATAGAATCTATATCTTTCGTAATAGAATGATACTTCCATGCTCAAGGTTCCTGCTGCACCATTCGTCAATTGCACATTGCTAATATTGAATGGATATACATTTGATAGTGCCCAAACTCCAGTAGCCTGATTCCACTTAACTGTATTTCTAGTTCTAGCATCAGCAGTAGGAGTAACTACAGAAATACTGTCAGTAGTGGGTATTACACCTCCTCTATCATACTTAACAATATCCATAAAATTGCAAACTGAATCTTGATACCAAGAAACTCTATTACTAGAATCTTCCGTAATATAATTCATCCACCTCTCAAAGAACATTCTAGTTTCTAATGCTCTAGGTAGAGTGAAATTGATACTGATTTCACTAAAAGTTGTGCCTGTTGGATATCTGTACAAAGATCCAACGGTTTTAGCATCTCCAGTTGTTAACTGACGACTTGGAATGGTAACATCATTAGCATAATAAGACAGCATTCTTGCTTCATCGGATCCAGGTCCACCAAAACTGTTACCTGTGGTATCATCGTTATTACCAGTAAAAAAGTTACTAAAATAACTACCAGATGCCGCCAAGCAGGGTGGAATAGATCTAAAACGAACCCAGTAGAGATTGTTATACGAAGGTGGTCTTCTACTTACAAAAGCTTTAAATCCTTGGAAACTGTTTGCACCAGAACCGTATGTTGCTTTAAATGCCATTCCGTATATCTCTATAAATAGAAGTACTGATTCAGAATTATTTATGGCTTATAGTGGTCGTTTTACACCGACTAATGTATATAAGTATAAGGGTGATGTAAATAATATTATTTTTAGATCTTCATGGGAATTAAAATTCATGAGGTACTGCGATGTAAATGATAATATTCTGGAATGGGGTAGTGAAGAATTATTCATACCGTACATTTCTCCTGTTGATGGAAAAAAACATCGTTATTTTCCAGACTTTTATATAAAAGTAAAGGATAGATCGGGAAAAATAAAAAAGTATCTTGTTGAAGTTAAACCCCAATATCAAACTCAGGAACCAAAAACCAAAAAACGAGTTACCAAACAATATATTAATGAGGTGATTACATATTCAGTGAACCAAGCAAAATGGAAAGCTGCTGAAGAATTTTGTAAAGATCATTTGTGGGAATTTATAATTTTAACAGAAAAGGAATTGAAGATCTAATATGGCTTCTACACCACCACCATCATACAGATATCCTGATTTACCACCAGTAGGAAGCAAAGCCGATGCTGGTCTGGAAGGACTTGGGGCTCAATTTAATGCAGGTGGAGAAGGTCTTACACCTTGGGTTGACTATATTGCATTTCAAGCATATAGACCACAATATAATGGAGGAGCAATTTTAGAATCCATCAGAAATGCCGAAGCACAAACCAAAACTGGTGCAAAGGGATTGTCAACAGAAGAATTTGGATCTGTATATCTATATGTCCCCTCCAATGTAGGAGTGAATTATGCAGCAATGTACTCAAATACTAAATTTGGAGTTACAGGATTGGCAGCTGCCCAAATGTTAGGATCTTCTGGTAGTAAAGAAATTGCAGAAACTCTAAAAAATGCTGCAGGTGGAGCAACACCAGAATTCGGATTCAATGCTGTTGCAGAAGCATCAACCACTCTCGCAAGAGTACTAGGAACAGAAGGAACTGTAACTGGAAGTCAGTTAGCTGCAGTAACAGAGGGAAGAATATTTAACCCATATGAAGAATTGATCTTTGATAGTGTTTCATTTAGAGCACATAGTTTTAACTGGAAGTTGGTAGCAAGAAATAAAAAAGAAGCAGAAGACATTAGTAATATAGTTAAATTTTTCAAAAGAGCTATGCTACCAACTTACGATAGTAATATTGGTAAAAAAGATGGTTCTACACCTCCCACAACAACACCAGCATCATCAACAGTAGGAGATAAATTAGGAACTCCCTTCCCAGTAACAGGAAGATATTTGCAAGTTCCTTCTAGGGTGAGAGTGCAATTCCTACGAGTATATAGAACTAACGGTAAAATTCAACCAATACCAATATTTAAATTGAAGGATTGTGTAATTGATGGATTGCAAGTAAATTATACTCCAGATGGAGGGTATGTAAACACTAATGATTTACTTGTTCCTGCATTAGAAATGCAAATGTCACTCAAAGAAATAGCAATTGTCACTGCTTCAGACGTAGATCAGGGTTACTAAAATGTCAAAATACTTTTCATACATACCAAACATAAGAGTAGGAATACCTGAACAAAATAATTCTTTAAAGAATTATGTTGAGGTAAAGAACCTTTTTAGAAGAGTTAAATTTGCAGCGGGAGCAGCAAGAAACTTAACTTATTTCGAAAAGTATAGTATTCCTGGTGATGATAAACCCTATAATGTTTCATACACCATTTACAATACACCTGATTATGAATGGATCATTCTACTCTTAAATGATATTACAAATGTGTATACACAATGGCCTTTATCACAGAGAGAATTTGAAGCATATATGCATGAAAAATACATTTCAAGTGGAGTCAATGCAGAGTTGAATACTCATCATTGGGAAACTACTGAGGTCAAAAATCTAAAAGGTGATATTGTTGTTCCTGCAGGTATGATAGTAAATGAAGATTTTACAAAATTACTAGCAAACGGAAATATC